ATCGATATTATCAAGCAGCGTCTCCACGATGGTCAGGATCGCCTCAACCACTGCCGGGATTAGCTCCGGCAGAGCCTGCGCGATACCCATGGCCAGCTCTACGATCAGCTGTATGCCTGTTTTTATGATCTCCGGCGCCAGGCTGATGATCATTTTGGCCAGGTCTACGATCAGCTGTGTGATCGTAGGCATGAGAGACGGCAGGGCCTGCAGCAGACCTTTGGCCAGCGTCTGGATCACCTCGGCTGCAGAGTTTAAGAGCGGCGGCAGCGCACCCTCTATCATCTCCGGGAGTTTTCTGGCTATAACCGGCGCCAGCTCGGATACCATCTGCGATATACCATTTAATGCGTTCGATATAATCGGGAGCAGGTTACCGGCAAAAAACTCAACCGAGCAGGTCAGATCATCCAGGTACTTGGTGATCTGCTCCTCGTTACCCGTGCCAAACGCTGTGAGCACATTCTGCCAGGACGCCTGCATCATGTTCAGCGACCCGGAGATGGTCTCCTTAGCCTCTTTGGCAGTCGTACCTGCGATCCCCATGCTCTCCTGCATCACATGGATAGCCTTGACCACATCGGCATAGCTCGAGATATCGTACTTTATGCCGGATATTTTCTCTGCGTCTGCCAGCAGGCGCTCCATCTCTGTCTTTGTGCCGCCGTATCCGAGCTTGAGATTATCGAGAAGTTGGTACTGACCTTTTGCAAAGCCTGCGTATGCGTTTTGGATGGACTCCATATCAGAGCCCATCTTATTGGCATTATCAGACATATCGAGGATCGCCTGATTAGCCAGACGAGCGGCCTCCTCTGTATCGCCTCCGAGTGACTGTATGAGAGACGCGCTAAAGCCTGTCACCGTCTCCATGTACTCGTTGGCAGACAGCCCCGCTGTGATGTATGCGCTATCCGCATACTCCATCACCTTATCCGCTGCGTCCTTAAATAAAGTCTCGACGCCCCCGGTCAGCTGCTCATAATCAGCGTAGGCCGCCACTGCCTGCTTTGTCAGATCGGCCACAGCAGCCGCACCGGCAGCCACCGCAGCGGTCGCTGCAGCTCCTACTGCTGCCGCTGCTTTGCCAAAGCCTGCCTTTAGCTTGCCCTCGGACTTGCTTATCTGCTGATCCAGATCAGAGTCATCGGCTGTTACTTTGTATTTGACCTCGCCTACTTCTGCCATAGTTATCCTCTCGCCGCGTTTGCAGCCAATAAATCAAAAAGACTCCCGAGTCCTGTCTGGAAGTCTTTGCCGTTGCTATGCAGCGCATATACAGCCTTAAGCCGCATCAGCTCTGCGATCTGTTTGCCGTTGCTCTTTGTCGGCTCCGGGATCTCCGCAGCTCGGATCCCTATGATATCCATCAGCTTAGTGCTCTTTGGCAGGCCCTGCAGTAGAGCTTGCCAGCGCAGGATATGGATCATCTTATCAGCGTATAAATCAATCCCGTATGCCTGCTGAAAGCCGGCACAGATATAAGGCCAGTCCTGCTGTATATCCATATAGACCGGGCCGCTCATCTTTGGCCGGTCATCCTTAAGCAGATCATATATGGCCCGCAGCAGCTCCGGATCGTCCGGGTGCTCACCCACCACGAACAGATCCAGCGCCGTGCTTATTTTCTGGCCGTGCATCAGCCGGTCATCCTCCAGCAGATCCGCGGCTGCAAAAAATACGCCGTAGGACAGATCGAGCCGATAATTCTGGCCCTGATAGGCCACCTCGGTCGGCAGCGCCTCGTAGGGTTTCATTTATTCCCGCGCTTATTGACCTGTTTGTACCGCTCCTGGATCCTCTGCTGCGCCTCGTGGATCCTCGGTGCGATCACATCCGCGATAAACGGCGCTATATCGCCAAGCATATCGAGCGGACGGTTGTCGTATATCTCCAGGATCTGATCGGTCTGCTCCTGACCAAATACCACCCTAAAGAGTGATAGGATGGCTGTACCCATGGCCTCCTCGGCCGCCTGCAGATCCTTATCGTCTTTTGCCTTTTGCGCGGACTGCTGCGCCTGCGCTATGGCATACTGCGCTTTGTTGTAATCGCGCATGATGCCCTCAATGTTAATATCCACATCGAGCACCGTCTTTTGACCATTATCCTCAATCTCCAGCTGCTCGACGATCCGGCTCCTCTTTACCTGATACATAGTGGCTCCTCCCTTAAAAAAGGCACCTATGGGGAGGAGCCCCCGTAGGGGCCCTCCCTTGGTGCACTGTTACTTAGTTAATCTGTAGCACTCGCTACGATCACTATATTGCCGCTTGCCGCAGCGATCGTGATCTTGCCTGTGCTCGAGTTATACACATCGGCGGTCACATCCTCGCCGCCCATGGTCACAACTACCTGCGCCATCGTGTAGCCAGCGTCCTCGGTCAGCTCGATCGATACCGCTGATCCAGCTGTTACGGATGCATCCGTAAAGTCGCTGGTCACATTAAGCAGCCTCTGCGTGACCACATAACTCGTGGCTGCATCACTCCATGCGTCACCCAGGAACGGCGCGCCATTAAAGCGCATCTCCACGCTAATCGCGGACCCGTCGGTCGTGTTGCCGGACACATCGCTTAAGTTCGCAAATGTTACATTTGCGGATACCACATCAGCAGTACCATCCTCGTGATGCCTTGTGAGCCTAAAGTGCGTATCGCGCTCGCTCATAAGGCTGTACTTTTTCGCAAAAATAAAGTCCTGAGCAGCATCCCCGATCACGCGCACGCCTGCCATCGTCTGAGACGGTGCCATACCGGTCACAAAGTTGACAGCATGCCCGGATCCACAGAGGAAAAAGTACTGCTGTATGACCTCATTCATGGCCTCGCTGATGTTGTTAAAGCCTGCGCAAAGGTCTGCCCAGGTACGAGTAGGTCCCTTGGGTGTGATATCGATCTCGGCCGTGTACTTATACACCGGCACGATCTCGGGCTTGATGTAGTTCTGCACATCAGTAGCACTCATATCCTTATCCTCCTATCTTATTTTGACCAGTAAAACGCGACCTCAAAAGACGATCCAGCTATCCACTGCTTATTTTGTTCGCGCCCTATTATGGACGGCACCGCTGTGGTGGCTATATCGACCAGCTGGCAGTCCTCTGTGGACAGGTCGCTATAATCGAGCCGCCTGGCCAGCAGCTCATGTATCGCGGTTAGATCGTTAAGCAGCAGCTCCTGATTGGCATTTTTGCCGTTAAGCACTACCGGGAGCCGGTAGAGCATACCCTTGTCGAGAAAAGTGTAGGACGGTGCCCCCGGCCCGGGTGTCATGCAGATCCCGTTCTCCGGTGGATCGGATCCGTACACGATGCCCGCATACAGATCCAGCTCGTCCTCCACGAGCTGCGCTATATTATCGATCAGATCACCATAAAAGCTCATTTAAGTGCCCCCGTGAAATTCTTTTGCGCTATATCGCGCCACTTATCGCCGTTTTTGGCTCTTGCCGCCTCGACCCATTGCTTGCCGGTTCCAGCCGTCGTATAGTGGTGTACTCTGTGGGTGCCATCAGCCCGCACACCAAACCATTGGTATAGTGCGTAGACTGTATCCCATACTAGGTAAAAGATACCCCTATCCTCGCCCTTTACGACCTTGCCGGACTCCCGCAGTCCTCCGGCACTCTGGCTTGATCCGCCAGAGTATGGTACATGCTTTTCCGAGTCGGCCAGCATCTGTTCGGCCAGTGCATACATGGCCTTATCTGTGGCATTATTGACGGCATTGATCCATTTTTGTTTGTTTGTCTTGACGATCACAGCCATGGGATCACCTCATACCAGACTGAGCTCCCAGTGATGCACCCGTGTAGCCGGTACATCCGGGAGGCTGTCAACTACAAGCACCGCATAGTCTCCTGCGTTATTGCCGGCTGCGTCGTAGACCGTCACGCGCATGGTATCGCCGTTTTTAAGTGACTGATCCTGGAGCGCGTTAAGGTCATACACCGGCAGCGATCTCCGGGCGTCCACGAACAGGATCCCCTTTAGCTGGACCTCTGTGTCGTTTGCCTTTTTGATCGTGTCGCTGTTTGACTGCAGGTGCACATTGTTGATGGTGTACTCCTCATAGGTTTTATCCTGGTACCGGTCCATCCCGGTGACCACCTTTAAGACGGCCGTATCGTGCAGCATCCTGCTCGGGATCGGTGATAAGCTCATGCGTACCACCCCCGTGTTGCAGGCCAGGGCTCCGGCTCAGTACCGACCGCCGGATTGAGCAGCCCGGACCTCTCCAGATATACATAGACGCCCGGTGCGATCATGCTCCGCGCACCTGATGCCGCCGCTGTGCCGCTGCCGTTATTTACAGAGACTTTGCCCACGGTAAAGCCACCACCGGCCTCTTTGCCATACACAGCCACCCCGGTGCCATACTCAAACAGGTACTCAATCTGACAGCATATAGCCTTGTCGACCAGCGTAGCCGTCTCCTGATCAAGCAATTCGACGCCTGTGGCGCTCATGCCGATAAGGCCAAGGACGAGATCCTCGGCCCTCAGCTCTAAGCGCGGAAAGTCAGTCTCCGGGACCGGCTCGCCCAGATATGTATCGTTATAATATGTTAAGCTAACCAGCCCCATTGTCTGATCCTCCATTAAATCAAAGCACTACCTGTGTAGCATATCCGCCTGCGATCGCAAAGCCAGTCTCATCATTGACCTGTGCAACGGTGATCACCTTGCCGCTCGTCAGAGCGATCTCTGCAGGATTAGCCGGCAGCGGTGTCCAGGTCTTGCCTGCGTTCGGTACCTGACCATAGGTCAGGGATACAGCTGTATCCTCGTTCTTGCAGTATTTAAGCGTTGTACCAGCTACTGCGTTACCATTAGCCAGCACCTGATCGCCGGATACTGTGATCTTGGACTCGCCGGACTTGGAGCCAGCCACGGATGTTACGGTCAGGGATCCAAGGCTCGGGCCTGCGCTAAGCAGCGCATAGACGCCTGCCTGTCTCTGGCTGAGAATGAACACATCGTAGTAGTACCGCTCGTAGTAGAGATATTTACCCTTGGACTGAGCCGTGGGTGCGCTGATCATGGATGTATCGTAGATGATCGGTGCAGCGATAGCCATGCTATCGTAGAACAGCATATTGATCTGTGCAGCGCTCTCGGATACAGCAAAGCCTACCGTGAAGTCATAGGCCGTTTTCATCATATCGGAGGGTACTTCCTCGATCTGTACGCCGTCAAGGCGTGCAATGTTCCTGTCAACATTCTGGATGCCAGCTCCGGTCTCTACAAATCTGGTCAGGCCAGTAGCCTCTTTGAGCAGCTTGTAGACGGACGGGATCACTTTGCAGCGCAGTCTGTCGCGGTTTACTCTCTGATCTGTCATGTAAGCCAGAGCAT